ACAAAGAGATTGAATTTCTCCGACAGAGAGTTCAGCTACTTGAGAGCCAGTACGCCGTAGTAAAACAACTTGGAATGTTTGCCGCTCAGAAATGCGAGGAGCTGCTGAGGCAGCAGAAGGGAGAAGAAAAATGAAACACGATCAAAAAGGGTTTATTGACGCAGACGCCGTAACAACAACGTTTGTTGTGCTTGTTATATTTGGAGTAGTCGTCGGATGGGGACTCGCAGTTGGAATTCCTTGGCTGTGGGGCGTAATCAAGCCGTTCATTCATGCTGCAACGGGAGCCTGAAATGAGACTCACACCTGAAAAACTCGTCGAGTTGAAAACAATGGCCGAGCACGCCAGAAGCCATTTCTGTATTGAGCTGGCAGAAGCCTTTGTGAGATCTGTCCCTGCCCTGACCGCTGATCTGGAAGAGGCGCAGCGACGAATCTCAATTTCTGAAGCGTTTGCCAAAGAGCTGTCATCTGAGTTGATCACCGCGCGCAAGAAACTTGCTGAATCTGAGCGCAGATATTCCGAAAGCGTTGGCGGATTTAAGCGAGACCTGCAACAGAAGCTAGACGATCAACGTTCCAAGAGTGTTAGGTTGAAAGCCAAGCTCGCTGAGGCGCAGTCAAGGGACGGCTCGATAGCTCCCGTTGCGGCGATTAAGTTTTCGCTAAAAACCGATTGCGGAGATCAGTTTCTGCGCTGTTGGGTCGAGGGGAGTTTCGACGCTATACGCAGCGAGTGGCCGGAAGCACCAGAAGCTGTGTTCATTGGTGCTGATCCGCTACATCCTAACACTCAACAGACTGGTACAGCCGCACTCGACGCAGCCATTGCCGAGGCGATTGAGCCGTACCGCAAGGATGCGGCGTGCTGGCAATTCGCTCGCAAAGAACTTTGCTGGTCACGATCAGGGGATAAGGAAGCGAAGTGGGTCATGTATATCGAGATGGATGCGCCGACCATAACTGCTGGGCAGTTGAGAGACGACTCTGTTGCTGAAAGTCTGGATGCCGCAGTGCTCGCAGCAATCGCAGCGAAGGGAGAAAGCGAATGCCCCTCCTAAGCGTCGTTTTAGCATTCGCTGCTTATTTCTTTGCAGGCGTAGTCGCCCTGACAGCGGTAGATAACAACCACGCAATTCTGCGCTGGTTTGATAGCTGCCCATCACCCCTAGCTTGGTTCATGCAGCCCGTGGCGCTAGCTGCTTGGCCGGTTATGGTAATCGTTTGGTTATTGCGGAGAGCTTAAACTGTGAAACGAGAGCACATTGTATTCGACTGTGAACTAATCGGCCTGAAGAAACCCGTCTTCCTAGTACGCACACGTAACAAGAAGACTGGTGAACGACACGGTTTCTGGTGGCATAAGCGCGGAGACATGAAGCGACTACTGGCCATGTTCGACGACCCCAAATACACTTGGGAGTCATTCAACGGTATAAAGTTTGACGCACCCATCATAGCCGCGGCGGTCCAGGGTCATGATCCTGAGAACCTGAAGATCATCGCCACCAAGATCATCGAAGAGAAGATGCAACCGTGGGAGGTCTACAAATTCGCCGGTATCGAACCTCTGCAGTTCGACCACGTCGACTGGATTGAAGTAGCGCCGGGCACCATGACGAGCCTCAAGACCTACATGGGCCGCATGCACTACCCCACGCTGGTGGACATGCCGGTTCATCACGACACGGACCTCACACCCAAGCAGCTGCCCATGGTTGAGAGCTACTGCGACAACGACACAGGGGGCACGGCCGCGCTCAGTCAGCAGTTGCAAGGTGAACTTGAACTACGCATTGAACTAGGTGAGCGATACGGTCTGGATCTACGCAGTAAGTCCGATGCGCAAGTGGCGGAAGCAATCATCAAGAAGGTGGCCGGTATCAGCGGCAAGCCAGTGGCGCCAAGCTATGTTGAATACTTCACCCCAGCGTTCATCAAGACGAAGAACCCCGCTCTGCTCGCATTGATCGAACGCATTGAAGCTCACAGCTTCAAGATCAACTACGCCAACGGCTCCCCAATCGCACCTGAATGGATGGAGGAAGAATTCAAGATTGGCGAAGGTAGCTATAAAGTCGGTATTGGTGGGCTTCACAGTACCCACGACGTGAAGTTATATCGTGCATCAACTGAGACCGTGCTCATCAGCGACTTTGACGTGCGGAGCTACTACCCGACGATGATCCTGCAGTGTGGCTACATCCCACGCATCTCAGGTAACAAGGGTCAAGCGTTCCTCGACACCTACCGGGACTTATACCAAGAGCGCCTACAAGCCAAGCGCGATGGAAACAAGAAGGTCGCCAACACGCTAAAGATTGCCTTGAACGGTACGTTCGGCAAGCTGGGTAGCATCTACTCCAGCTTCTACAGCCCGGACTTAATGTTGGCCGTGACGATCACGGGTCAGCTGAACCTGCTCTGCTTGATCGACGAACTGACGCGCATCAAGGGTGTGGAAGTTCTCTCGGCCAATACAGACGGCATCTGCGTGCAGCACAGCCCGACCAACCGCGAACGCGTGCTCAAGGTGTTCTCTTCAAACAGCCATCGCACCAAGTTCGAGTACGAAGAAACACCGTACCGCTGTATTGCCATGAAGGATGTGAACAATTACCTGGCTATCACACTCGACGGCAAGGTGAAGTCCAAAGGCCTCTACGCTGAATGTGGCCTGCAGAAGAACCCGACGATGGAAGTGTGCAGCAAGGCGGCTCGTCAGTTCCTGATCGACGGCACGAAGCCCGAGGTGTTCATCAAGAAGCAGAAAGACGTACGTGACTTCGTGACTGTCCGCGGCGTATCTGGTGGAGGCGTACAGCACCTCAAAACCCACATGGTCGACGACTGGGATCAGATCGAAGACCGACAATGGGTGCGTGCCGCCTGGGCAGGAAAAGAGCGGGCGCCAGTCAAACGTAAGAGTCGCCCGCCAGCCGTCGAAGAAGGCTATGGCGGCACACCTTTCGGTCGCGTGGCTCGCTGGTACATGACCACAGAGCAGCTGCCGGCCATCACCTACGTGGGCAGCGGCAACAAGGTGCCGAAGACCGAAGGGGCCAAGCTGCTGATGACTCTGCCAGAGCGAAACAAGCTCCCGCCAGACCTGGATCTTCAGTGGTACGTGAAAGAGACCTACGAGATGCTCTCCGACATGGGAGTTTCGTTCGCCCGAGTCTCTGACAAACTCTGACGAAAGACATTGCACTCTGTCAGATTGGAATGTACACTTTGTCAAAATAGAAAGGACAAAACGTATGAAAGACACAGTCAAACCCCTCGGCTCACTGATCGACGAACTCAACAAGATCCGCGAAGCCAAGCGCGTCCTCGAAGAGAAGGTCAAGGAGCAGGAGGATGCCTACAAGGAGCTGGAAGAACGCCTCATGGCGAGACTTGAAGCGGAAGGCACGGACAAAGCCACTGGCAAGACAGCCACAGCCAGCGTGTCAACCAGCGTGAGCTTCAGCATTAAGGACGACACCAAGTTCTTTGCCTGGATGTCACGCACCAAGAACTACCACCTCATGCAGCGCCGCATCTCTGACCCTGCCGCTCGCGAGGTAATGGAAATGAAGCGCAGCGAGATCCCCGGTCTCGAAGCATTCAGCAAAAAGCGCCTGAATCTTCGTGCGCTCAAACCCTCTGTCAAACCCTGAAGGAGAATCTCATGGCAACTGCCAAAACTGCAGCACCCAAGAAGACCAGCACCGCGCTTGCGGTTGCCAAACCCACTCTGCCGGCCAACATCCAGGATGAGATGGCCAAGGAAATGGCGTCTTTCAAGGAACGTCTCTCAGCTCCTGGCGGCGACCGGATCAAGCCGACCAAGAAAGGCTTCGAGCTTCCCAACGGCGATACCGCAGACACTCTGCGCGGAATCATCGTGGACTTCGTGAGCTTCAACGCTTACTACAAGAGCACCTACAACCCCAACCACATTGAAGCCCCTGAGTGCTTCGCCATTGGTCTTGAGCCAACCGGCATGGAGCCTTCGGAAAACAGCAAGGACAAGCAGTGCGACACCTGCACGGCGTGCTGGGCGAATCAATGGAAGTCCGGCAACGGCAACGGCAAGGCTTGTGGGAACAGCAAGCTCATCGCCCTGATTGAGCCCGACGGCGACCTCAACTCACCACTGATGCTGCTCAAGGTCAGCGCCACAGCTATCAAGAACTTTGACAGCTACGTGGCGCAAGTGGCCCGGACGTTCAATCGCCCGAGCTACGGCGTGGTGACTGAGATCACGCTGGACCCCAACCTCGACTACCCGAGCGTGCGCTTTGGAGATCCTCAGCCCTGCGACAAGGACCAGCTCGCCCTGGCCTTCGCTCGCAAGGAAGAGGCCCGCCAGCGCTTGCTGACGGAACCGGACTTCAGCTCGTTGCCTGAAGCCGCAGCAGCGCCTGCTCGCGGCAAGGGTCAACTGCAGAAGCCCGCTGCACGCGGTCGTAAGGCTGCGTGATGGCAGTGCGCGAGTGGCAAATGCAGCTTGCGCTCAAATCAGTCCGTGATCTGGTCAGCGTGATCGACCAGCTCACGGAAGAAGAAGTTCTTGCTGCAATCGAATTGGAGAAATCGTCACGTCGGCGCAAACACGTGCTCGAACGATTGACCAATAAAGCCGCCGACTTTAATCGGCAATCTTTCATTTCCAAACTCAAGGAGTAACACCATCATGGCACGTACCAAGTCCGTCATTCTGACCGCAGCTGAAAAGAAAACCCTGATCGCAGAGACCAAGGCCAAGATCAAAGATCTCAAAGGCCAAGACAAGGCTGCGCAAGGCGAATTCAAAACCGTCATGAAGACTTACGACGCCGCCTACAAGGCCAATGAAAAGGCATCTTCCGCGCGGGCAAAAGAATTGAAGTCCCTGGACGACAAGTTGGCCGAACTCACCGCTGCCCCCGCGTAACTGCGGCCTGGTTGATTCAGGTCAACGTTCATGCGACTTTGGCCTGAATCAACCCACCCTCATAGACCAGAGTCCTATTCCCTCATCAAAACTTTTGGAGAGCTATTTTGACTATCACCGTGAGTATCACTACTTTAGGTAATGGGGCGGACGCAGTAATCAGGTCTATAACAGCAAGCGGCGCAAACGAGGATGAGTTCGAACGGGTAGTAGACATCGACTCATGTCTCGCGCTCGGTTTAACCGTTGACGGGCGCAGTTTATGCACTTGGAAGGACGGGGGTGAAGAGGCGATTGCCGTCCCCCTGCGCGAGGCATTGTTGGATTTGCAAAACGCGTTCTCTTGGGAAGACACACACGTCCTGATGAACATGGGTTTACATCACGCAGCTGTTCTGGACACAGCTTATAGGCGCCTCGGTCTCAACGCACCGTGGCAGTTCTATAACCTTCGCGACATTCTCTCCTTCGAAGATAAGGCGTGCGAACAATATGTCCGTCAAGCCTGAGACCACCTTTATTCACTCGATTCACAAACATTTACCCAAGACGGTCTATCACATGAAGAACAACAACCCCTATCTTGGGGGTGTGCCTGATGTGTGGTATTCCGGTTCAAAGGATCTGTGGGTGGAGTACAAGTTTCTTCCGCGTGTGCCACAACGTGGGAGAGTGCGGCCCGCTGAACTGCTCAGCCCTTTACAGGCAGAGTGGCTCAACGGTAGGTACAAAGAAGGTCGGGCGGTAGCAGTGGTTATAGGCTGCCCGACCGGTGGCGTCCTACTGCTTAATCCTGATGAATGGGGTGCGGAGCTGGCTGCTTCTGAGTACACTCAGAGGCTGTTAGACCGCAAGTCCATCGCTTCATGGCTTGAGCGGACAACAATGAGGTGATGATGATCCGAGCCTTGGTGACTGCGACTCGTGTCGCGGGTCTTTCCTACAGCTTACTGTCTTCTGTTGTTCTGATTGGTTTTCTGCTACATGGGTTGGCCAAGCGTGCATCGAAGAAACAGAGCTAAAGGCGGCGGCGGGAAAAGGGGAATGGGATGAAAGGTATTCGATCTACTAAAGAGATTTACAACGTGCTGGAAAAGCACTTGAGGGCGGCACCATACGCCATGACATGCGTGAACCTTATGGACATCCAGGAGGTCAGGGCATGTGCCTTGGAAACTTACGGTGAAATGACCGTAGCCACCAACAAAGTGTCTGACAACCTTGGGTTTATGTGGCGACGAGGGTTACTCACTCGTTTCCCCGCACCGAAGGACGGCAACTCGTTTGCCAAGTACGCGTACATCTGGGATAAGAAGGTTGATGCTAGACCCACTACACCTATCCCGTCGCCGAATTTATTGAAAAAACAAGGCGTGGTGATAGCTGAGCGCGAAGACGGCGCTATCGAAATTGAATTTGACAAATTCTTTGTCGTAATTACCCCGAAGAAATGATTCTGTCAAAAGACGAACTCTGCGAGTTGACGGGGTATCGTCGTCCCTCACTTGTCTTGAAGATATTGCGCGAATACGGGGTGCCCGTTCTCCTTATTGGCGCAGACGACTGGCCGCGCGTATTACGCGCAGCGCTAATTAGCTCGCCCAAGACTCTGACAAAATCTGAGCCGAACCTATTCGCTCTGAAAGATCTTCAACGAGGCATGCAAAATGGGACGCGCAAGAACAAAACGAAAAGACTTACCTGAGCGGGTATATCACCGCAACGGGGCGTACTACTTCGTTCACAAAGCAACTGGTAAATGGGAAAGGCTAGACAGTGACTATGCCAAAGCAATGGCGAAATGGTCGACTCTTGTCATCGCACCGACACAAACTGAGATCATGGCTGAGCTTTTTGACCGATACCTTCTCGAAGTTGTGCCGGGAAAAGCCGAGCGCACGCAGAAGGACAATCGCCAAGAACTACGCTTTCTTCGCACGGCGTTTGGAGAGATGCACGTCACACAGGTCACCGCAGTACACGTCGCTGCGTATCGTGATGCCCGCGAAGCGAAGACAAGAGGCAACCGTGAGATTGCGCTCCTTTCCCACATCTTCAATTACGCAATCAGGTGGGGCTTACGCACGGATAACCCTTGCGCAGTTCCAGGGCTTCGTGCGCGAGAGAGGCCCCGTACTCGGTACGTCACCTCGACAGAACTGGCGACGTTCAAGAGCCTGTGCCCCGCGTGGCTCCAGACCTATCTGGATCTCAAAGCACTGATTGGTGCCCGCCAGCAAGACATGCTCGCGCTCAAGTGGGTTGATATTGACAACCAAGGAATACACCTATGTCCTCAAAAAACCAAGAACTCTACCGGAAAGCGGATCCGCATCCGGCTGACTCCAGAACTGCAGGAGATTTTAAGTCGCTTGCCGAAATCATCGCCGCTGCTATTTCCAACTCGCTCGGGCACTCAGTACACGTCACAGGGTTTCGGCTCGATCTGGAGGCGACTGATGGCGACGTTCGTATCAGCTGGAAACGACCGGTTCACGGAGCATGACCTTCGCGGCATGGTTGCCACGGACATGGACGACGCGGCTTCCGCACAGAAACTTCTCGGCCACAAGAGTATCACTATGACCGAGGCTTATATCAGGGCTCGTAAGACGGACCTGGTCGAGCCTGGAAAGAAGAGAAAATGACAATCACCCTGAAATTCAACATGACCGAAGACTTCTTCGGCGACATTCTGGACATCGCCCTGGATACGTGCCAGGGCTACTTCAGGTGGCTTGAGGTCAGCCCGAATCTCGAAGACCGCGTCCTGAGCGGGGACGGCGCGTACACCGTCAGCGCAGTCTGCCGCCCCGAGGATCACGGCGAACCTGAGGGGAACGACGAATGAAACTCAACCCCTCCCTGCTCGCCACCATCCAAGAAGCTGACGTGCTGCCCGGCAACATCTACCCCGCCCAAGGTGGGCGCAAGAGCCCCGGCACCGAATACTGGCTGGTGATCGCTGTGACAAAGACCGGCGCTGTCTGCGTGGGGTTCGACTGCTACGGTGAGGCGTGCAGCGCCACCACTTACCTGAAGAACGCAATGAGAAGCCGCCCTGTGATCGGTCGGGCGGATCTGAGCAAAATGACATTGGAGATTGAGCGATGAGAATAAAAACACAAGAACTGACCGGCGCTGCGCTGGATTGGGCGGTGGCGAAGGCTTTGGGCTACAAAGCGACCGTCGTCACTGGGCAGCAGCGCTATGACAGGCTCGACCCGGAAGACAAGGCCGACCGGGCATATTCCGATCTAGTCCGCGACTCAAAGCCAAGAATTTACTGGGACAACCCTACCAAACACACTCCCTGCCCCTCTTTTTCGGGAAGCTGGGAAGCTGGCGGGCCGATCATCGAAAGGCACCCAATCCAAGTGGGCCGAGCATCTGACCGAGACGGCTTCGCCGCCTACTCACAAAATGGCGTCTCGTGCGTACAGTACGGCCCCACCCCGCTCATCGCTGCCATGCGCTGCTTCTGTGCTGCAAAGCTTGGCGACGAAGTCGATACCCCGGAGGAACTGTTGAAATGACAATCGACCTCATCGCCCCAGCCCAAAAGCGCGCCAGAGCGTACATCAAGCGCTTCCCGTCCAACGAAAAGGTCTCAGACTTGTATGACAGTGACGAACAGTTCGCAAACGCTCTGCACGACCTGATCGGGCCGAGCTTCGAGTACCCGGACTGGTCACACAAGACCGTTGGCGAAATCCTGAAACAGTTTAAGGAGAAGTGAAATGGCAATCGAAATCAAAGACGAAACAATCGAACGCTGGCTAAAAGAAGGTGTTCAGAACGCCATCAATTCAATGATGCGCGACAGTTACGGGACGGGGGCGAAGCTGAAAGCGGCGATGGAGAAAGCAATCGCAGAATCGCAGGAGCAGATCACCGTTGCGATGGTTCATGCTATCGCCAAGGCGTGCGTCTCTCCAAATTTCTTGATGGCGATTGAGAAGGATATTGCCGTCGCTTTGGCGTCTCAATACCGAGGCGCTTTTGAAGGTGTGATCAGGGCCGCAGCTAAGCAGGCCGCCCATACCGACGTTGTCGCACAGCGGGTCATAGAAATGACCCGGAAGGCTGCGCAAGTTGAAGAGGAAGACTGAAATGACCAAACTCGAAGACCTCATTGCGACGATAGACACCCTCCCGGACGACTGCGAGTTGCTTAAGTTCCGCATACGCTCCCTAATCTCCCATATGGAAATAGACAGGTTGGTGTCCTACGTGTGCGGCGTCAAAGACGCAATGGAATTGCTCACGTCAGACGAAGCGTACCTAGCCCCTGTTCGCAAGACTGTGGAGCTACTGAAATGACAATCGACATCGACAAACTGCGTGCGGCGCACGCTGCAACGACAGAGAAAAAACCGCGAGCTTTCCGCGAGCTTTCCAACGAAGATCTGCGCGATCAAGTGCTTCCCGTCGTTGTGTATGAAGTGGATCTGCACTACAACGCACAGCGAGACAGGCCATACAAAGCAACCATCAGTGAAATCAAAATCACTCGTTTTGGTATATCTCCTGGATGCTCCGGAGAAAGCATCGACTTCGTCAGCCGAGGTCAGAAGTGTCGCGGGTCTGCCGACCTGTTCTACCCGACACGCGAGGATGCACAGTCTTACGCCGACTCGGTGCTTGAAGAGGCCCGCGCCACTACAGCCCAAGAAGACTTCCAGAGCCTCGCACACAACGAGTTCCCAGCCATGCTCGACGAGATAGAGAGGCTGCGCGCTGCCAACGAAGGTGCATACGCCCTGCTATGTGAGTTTGCAGACACCATCAATAACTCGCTCGAAGGAGACCACCCGAACAAAGACGAGGTTCTCCAGTGGATAACGCAGCATGAGGACGACCGAGATGCTTAAAACCATCAACCTCTATGACGACTACCTCTCCGGTCGTGACATCGACGCCCATATCAGCTACCTGCTGACGGGTCACGACTTCCTCGACAACGTGGATTCCAGCGAGCTGCGCAAGTGGCTCAACGGTGAGATCACCCTGGGTGAAGGCGACAAGTCTGCAGTTGAAGCGGCCAAGGATGAGATCACCGACACCGACGACCTCGACACGCTCGAAACGATGGCCGACAACCTCGGCTACTGGAGCGAAGTGTTGAGCGAGCTGGACCTCGAAGACACGCTCGACACTCTTACAGACTCTGATCTCGAAGAAGCTCTCTGCAAGATTCGCGGCAAGATCTGCGCGCTTCTTGACGGAGAGGACGAAGCGCGTGCGTTCTGCGATGAGTTCAGCGTCGACTATGCCATTGAGTTCGACCCGAACGACCCGAACGCTGACGAGTACGAAGAGCTTGCCAACTGGCTGGATCTGAAGGAGCAGGCTGAGAGCTACTGCGGCGGTAGGTTCCGCGACTGTCAACTCATCAACGAGGGCAAGTTTGTGGATTACTGTCAAGAGTATGCGAGCGATATCGGTGCAATCCTACGTGATGCCGAGTGGCCCACAAACCACATCGACTGGGAAGCGGCTGCCGATGAGTTGAAGTCTGACTACACCGAGATCGAAGTCGACGGAAACACCTTCTTGGTGAGGAGCTGAAATGACCCCCGCCAAGATATCCAGACTCATGGCCATCGCCCGCGCCGTGGCCCAGCTGTCCAAGGACGACACCAAGGTAGGCGCGATCATCATCGGCCCGGATGGAGAGGGTGGGCCATGGGGGTACAACGGCGCGCCGCGTGGCTGCAGTGCTGACGAAGATGAACGCTTCCAATCTCGCCCGGAGAAGCTCTTCTGGGCAGAACATGCAGAGCGTAACGCCATCTACACCGCAGCGCGCTCAGGCTTCAGCCCCAAGGGCGGCACCCTGGTCGTCACCCACTTCCCCTGTATGGACTGCGCACGAGCCATCGTGCAGTCAGGGATCAAGCGCGTGGTGGTGGGCAGAATGAGCCCCGAATTCGCCGAGCGCTGGCGAGAGAACATCATCCGGTCGACCCAGTTGTTCGATGAGACCGGCGTAGAACTACTTGAAGAAATGGAGTAACTGACATGAACCACATCAACATCGCCATCACCGCCGCATTCATGTGGGAAGGCGTGAAGGAAGACGACAAGCTGCTTGAGCACTGGGATCAAGGCTGTATCGAATTGTGCCGCGCCGTCGCGGAGTTCGCTGAACTTTCAGAGCTGTATCTGGAGGCGGTGTTCGGCGCTGCGGACATCTACTTCGAGGGCGTCTATGACTACGAGGTGTCGGAACCGTTCGGGGAGTGGCTGCGCAAGCACATTGAAGCGCAAGACCCTGCCGGAGAGCGTGGGGCACCAAGGATCAACAAGCACGTAGCGGCAGCAGACCTGTATGTCAGGGTGTGGGAGTTCTTCATGCGTAGCGAGTACAAGCGCACTGACGGAGAGCAGACCGCAGTAATGAACGCGCTGACTTGGGCGCAAGAGAAGTGGCTGGAATCATGATGACACCAGAACTCGCAATGGCGCTGACCATCGAGCGAATGAAGTGCGAGATCTGCGAAGAGGCGGCCACCGGACGCATCCCGAAAACTGGCAGACGCTTCAGCCAACTCCACGACTACATCGACGCCAACGAGCTTGGTGGGTTCTGTGAAGAGTGCTGGCCAGACGTACTTGACCAGCTCCTTGGCGGGCCGGAAGACGACGATGATGCGGAGACCCTGTTCACCAGCAAGGGCACCGCTTTCATGAACGAAGCGCAGACCGCAATCGACATGTGGCTGCAGGCAGGAGGACTGACATGATCCATCCACTATTCCAACTCGGCCAGGTCGTGGCCACGCCCGGAGCGCTTGAAGTAATTGCCGCTCACGAACTCACGCCGCTAGGTCTTCTCACTCGCCACTACAACGGCGACTGGGGAACGCTGTGCGAAGAAGACAAAGCACTCAATGACGAAGCCGTTAAGCTCGGCAACCGCATCTTCTCCGCATACCAGATCGCACCTGATGTGAAGATTTGGATCATCACCGAAGCCGACCGCAGCGCAACCACAATCCTTCTTCCTTCGGAGTATTAAACCATCATGGATATTCGCATAACTCACACTCTGACACTTTCTGACGAAGCCAAGGAGTTTCTGTCAGAGTTGTTCGGGAAGAAGGTCGTAGAGACCGCGTTTCCAGCTCAAAAGCCCGCGGCAGCGGCGGACGTGTTCGAAGAGGACATTGTTGTGCCCGGCCTTGATACAGCCCGCAAGAAAGTAGTCCCACCCGGCATCTCCTGCACGCGCATCGGCACTGACACCGCGGCTGACATCATGAAGCTGCTGCCGGCGCCCATTGAGGTCATCGAGAAGTCCATCAAGCGCAAGCGCGCAGACGCAGAGGCGCTGCTCAAGCTCCTGTGGGAGCGCAACAAACTTGGCTATGACGGAGAGGTTTATCATGAACTCACGTGAAGTGTTTCACCTCTGGGCGGCGCAGTCTCGCCCGCGAGCCAAGAGCGGTAACGTCCGCTTCGAAGGTCCGGTGATGTTCAGCTACGCGGAGCCCATTGGCTTCCTGCTTGGCGACAACCGCGTCATGTTGAGTGAGCGCAGGTTCAGCAACACCACGTCCACCCACCAGAGGCGCGCCCGCTCAGCTGTCCACCACATGCAACGCGTTTTCTGCGCCGTGCTGCCTCAACACGAAGGTCAGAACCTGGACTTCGTGCACATGGCGAACGACCGGGGGTGGATGAAGAATGTTGAGTGCCTTCGCAAGGAGTACCTCGCCAACAAGCGGTTGCGTTCGCGGTTGAGCGACATCGAATCAAACCTCGCCGCACGTGACGCGTATTCAGCGTTCTTCGGTCTTGGTTGGACTCGCCCGTCGATGGACGAGCTGGACAAACAGCTTGAGGTCGAAGCTCTGCGAATGCGGGAGTGGGCGAAGGTAATCCAACGCCAAGAAAAAGAGCGAGCAGAAGCGCGTGCCAAAGAACAAGCGGAAGCCCTCGTCGACTGGCGCCACAACGTCGAGCGACGTTACCCGCACTTCGAAGTGACAGCTCTGCGGCTGAGCAAGGACAAGACCCTCATCGAGACCTCGCGCGGTGCAACAGTGCCTGTCGAAGTCGCTCCGTGGCTTTGGCGAGCTGCCACTCGTTGCAAGACCCATAGCATTGAATATACCCCTAGCAACGCGGAGAGACAGGTTGGCGACTACCGCCTGACCATGATTCACCCGGACGGCACGCTCGTCGTTGGATGCCACACGATTCCTTTCACTGAACTTGAACTCATCGCTGAGCAGCTTGGGCTGCTGCACAAGGAGGCTGCATGAAGAGCGCCGTGGGGCCGAGGCTTCGTGAGCGTTTGAAGAATCAACTTGTGAGCGCACGTGACTGGCCCGTCCTGCATTGCCACCAGCGCACGCTACAGAGGTTACTCACCAAGCTACATGCGGAAGGCGAAGTGCATATCGTGGGTTGGCGAACTGCAGAAAAACCCGGCCCCTATTCACCTGTTTACGCCAACGGTAAGGGCAAGGACAAGCCTTACCCGAAACCCCCTTCGCCAAATGAGAAGCAGCGGCGAAGGAGACAAAGGCCTGAAGTCGCTGAGCGCGAGGTACTTCTAAGGCGGGCTCAATACAGGCGTAAGCACCCGCTCGGCCTTTCCCTATCTGAACTGTTGACACATAGGAAGAACCATGAAAATCGTCCGTAGTGACCTCTGGTTATGCCAAGACTGCATGATCTTCGCAGTGAACGACGACCTGCCGCCAGACAGCGACGACGCACATGACAGGATGGTCGTTGAAGGAGTTCACGACCTGGGCTCAGGCCTCGTACCTGACTTCTTCAGTGAGGATCAGGTCGAGTGCAAGCTGTGCGGATGGATTGGCCACAAACAGCCGACAGACATCTGCCCGCAGTGCCACAAAGACGGGCTCGTCGACCGCGACACAGGAGAGCATGAATTCTCACGAGAGACGTGTGACGCATGCGGCACACATCTGGCTGGGTATCGGTTTCGCTTCGCTGTGCTGGGAGAAGAGTGATGAAGGAAACCTACAAGCAACGCGTGCTCCGTTTCTATAAAAAGGAACGTGCTGAAAACAACCCCGCCATTCAAGCTATGCGTTCAGCAAAGTTCGAAGCGAAGTACGGCGAAGGTTCATTCAAGCAGAACATCACCCCGCTCAATCACGGTGAAGCCTATGAGGGTGAGGAAGAACACGAGCTACCTCGCGGCTGGAAAATCAATTTCAAGATTCAGTATGACAGCCACCACGAGCCGCCTTGGGAAGACTGCGACGGTGTGGGTGAAGTGACTGACTGGATTCACGGTTCGTTAGACGAAGAGCAGTACGGTTGGGAGCTGTGTGGTGAGCACTTCAGCCATCGCTATTACGACTGGAAGGCAACCTTGCCCATCGCCATCAAAGAAGGCTGGGACGCCCCACCGTACAAGACCGGGACGAAGCACGAGCAGGCTATGCGTGCCATGCGCAACACCTATGAGTTCCTGCGCGACTGGTGCAATGACAACTGGTGGTACGTTGGCCTGATCGTCACGCTGCATGACGAGAACGGAGAAGAACTGGGTGAAGACTCATGCTGGGGCTTCGAGAGCAACAGCGGTAGCTACATCACCGAACAGATGCGCAGCTGGGCGGCGAGCTTGATCGTTCAGGCACGTAAAGCTAAACGCCGCGAAACGGACGCGTGGAAGCAACTCAAATTGGAGATAGCGGCATGAAGAATGAACTGGATAAGGAAGGTGAGCCCACTACAGTGTGGATCGCTGGCTACAACATGCCTGGGTACATGCCGGACAACGAACCAGCTGAGTGCGAGAGCTTCGATGAAGCTAAGGCCCACATCATCTTCATGATGAAGCAGTTCGAGGATGACTGCGGCGACTACACCGCCAACAAAGAGGTGAGTGGTGAAGACATCGCCGAAGAGCAAGAGGCGCTGGCCACTGAGTATTGCCACGGCGCCGAAGAAGTGAATCTTCAGTCCGGCGAGTTCTATGGTCGGTTCGGCGACTACGTGTTCTGGGTGACAAAGGACACGAAATGACGAATGAAAAAGTAAGCATTGACCGTCGCGTACTGGAGCAACTGCTTGATGCAACTGTGGGCGACACCCTTTACACCACCGCTCGCCATCTTGCCAAGCAAGCTCTTGGTTACAAACGCACCGACGAAGAAATCATGCGCGACGGTGTGGCCAACCACGTGCGCCGCTACTGCAACGAAGAGCGTGTGCTGAACCTCAAAGTGTTTCCACGTACCGAGCGAGATAGCTCAGGCATGCTTGAGTGGATCTTGCGCTATGAGTGGGAAACGGGCGGCGGTATCACCATCGGAATGATTCAACGCGCTCCAGGCGCAGAAATCGAGTACCACTCATGACTTTAGCATTCAAACCCATGTTAGCTTCACCCGCAGACCTCAACAATCTGCGCTTCCCCTTGCTGGCCAGCCCCAAGCTCGACGGCATTCGTGCAGTAGTAATCAACGGCGTGCTCATGAGCCGGAGCCTCAAACCTATCCCGAACAAGCACGTGCAGAAGCTGTTCTCAGCATACGAGCACTTCGACGGTGAGCTGATCGTCGGTGAGCCGACAGCGAAGAACTGCTTCAACGTGACCACCAGCGGCGTGATGTCTGTCGACGGTGAGCCCGACGTGCACTTCCATGTGTTTGACCACATTGAAGTACCTCACGAGCGCTATTACCACCGCTTCAAGCCGGGCAAGTTCAACCTTCGCAGTCGCGTCGTTGAAGTGCCCCAGACCCTGGTGAACTCTGTTGAAGAGCTGCTGGCTCTGGAAGAGAAGTGCCTCAACGAAGGCTACGAAGGGCTGATTCTGCGTGACCCGGATGCAGGCTACAAGTTCGGGCGCAGCACTGCCAAGGAAGGGATCTTGCTGAAGCTAAAAAGATTTCAGGATGATGAAGCTCACATCGTCGGGCTGGTTGAGCAAATGCACAATGGCAACGAAGCCACGACCAACGAGCTGGGTCGTACCAAGCGCAGCTCACACAAAGAGAACAAGACGGGCAAGAACACGCTGGGCGCGTTCCAAGTGCTGTGGAAAGGCATCGAGTTTGAGATCGGCACAGGCATGGATGACGAGCTTCGTCAGCGCGTGTGGGACAACCGCGAGAAGTACATCGGCAAGCTGCTGAAGTTCAAATACTTCCCAGTGGGCGTGAAGGACAAACCGAGACACCCTGTGTTTTTGTCATTCAGGGATGAGAGGGATCTGTAATGCCCACGTTCCTGACAGTATGGTCTGCGCACATCGACGCTCCGTCACACGAAGAGGCCGCAGCCACAGCACTCGACGACATGCGCAGACCTGACAGCATAGCAACGATCTTCGAAGTGACGAACCTGGCTGACGACGTTCTCGTGGTTGTCGACGTAGCCGAGGGCGACATCCTCAAAGACAACAGAGGTGAAGACTATGAATACGAGTGACAACTTACCTGAGTACATGCTGGGTATTGACCTGGGGAGACCGGGTTACGAGCAGACGGCTTACACAGTTTGTAAAACGGACGGTAAAAAGATCCAGATATTGCATGCGGGAACCTTCTCGCCAGCGGATGACCCGTACTACGACATGATGAAGGTTTTGAGTCTAGGGGTTCAACATATGCAGCGTGAGCCTGACGCGTTAATGCTTGACGAAGCGGATCTTTGCTATTTGAAGATGAAGGCTAATTCGTGCTCCCAACCTTTCTCGTACGACAGTCTTACGAGAGTGACTTACCTTGGTTTCAAGGTTCTAGTTAAGGACAAGCCATGAATACGAGTGAAGTAAGCATCACGCTTGGAGGTGTTGAGTTCCTTGTCCTGGGCACGTTCCACGACATTGAGGACTTCGAGCTGGAAGACGTGCAGCACAAAGGTGAGTCCGTCATCGAGCTGCTTGAATCGAAAGTCGTCAAAGCTCTGGAGGACCGAGCGTTCGAGAAGTTGCTCGCAAGTCACCTGGAGGATATGGCCAACGCCAAAGCGGACAAGCAGGAGTCAGCGAGAGACATGCGCAAGTACGGCTGAGTCCCTCCCCTCAGCCCTTTAAAAGCCCGGATTCGTCCGGGCTTTCTTTTTGTAAAGACCAAGGTTGACAGCCCGGAGATCACCACCTAGAATTCGCTTCCTCGCTGCAACGAGCTGTCCAATATATTTTCAGAGAGGGCGTCAAAACGTCACTCAGATACCGTCAGAGAGACGATATATTGGACAGCTAGTTGAAGCTACGTTGTTGATTTTCCTCGATAGCTCAGTCGGTAGAGCGCCGGACTGTTAATCCCATTACCGAAAATTCAGGCTCCTGCGGGAGCCTTTATTCATGCGGCTTTCGGGGCATCTGACACCCTCTGTCAGTCCAATATAATCGAGTTTGTCCAATATATTACGGCTCCGCCGTGCGAAGAGCCCATCACTGTGCGGCTACTGCAAACTGGACTTCCACGTCTTCGTCATCAACCGAACATACCCCTGTGATCACCGCCCCGCTCGGCACAGCCTGGGTCAGGTAGCACGGCAGGTTCTGGAACACCACCACGTTCCTCACGTTCGCTTTTAGCGTGCCAACGGGCACACCAGCTGTTTGAACGGAGAGAAAACTGAGCGAGACTTGCGGGAACTTGAACTCGAACGCAGCGGCCTCAAGCACCCCGGCGCCAAGGAGTTGCTCCCTCGCACACGTGGATTCGTTCGCGTCAATAAGCCCATTGCCGTTACCTCGGCCGACAGACAGGCAGCGCTTACTGAGCCTTGGGATTTCAGGCACGGTCTCGTTCACAATGAAGTCGCCTGGGTACATGCGATAACGATCTCGGAATTCCGATGTCGCCGCCACCAAGCTCTGAACTTTGGCAGCAAAGGCTTTCTTATCCGCTTGACGCACGAGGTGTTTGCCACCAACAAGCACGCCCGCTGTGAGTGCGCCGATGACCAAAATTACGAACGCCAGCTCAACGAGGGTGAATCCCCGCTGATTCATTTGTTCGCATCACGCCACATGCAGGCTGCGATCACAATGCAGTGTGCGCAGCTGTACGCGGCAAGCAGGCTGAGGGCGAAACCAAGATACAGGTTCACTGACTTAGGTAGCGGTGAGCAGACGAACAGGCCGAAGAACGTCAGCATCAACGCCGGAGTGATCATTGCTGCGACTTTTACACGTTGAGCGAAGGTCATTTGGCGAACACTCCGTTTTTAGTCAAGACCAAGCACACCCTCTCCATTGGGGCAGAGCAGTCTTTAGGGGGCGTCACCGGCAGAAGCACGCATTCCTCAGTTGATCCGACAACAAGCGCTCCCTTGTCAATTGTCAGCTGCACGCTGCCGAGCGCCGGCCCTGCTTTGCTGGAGAGGATGATCGAGTTGATAAAGCTCTCGCACGCTGCATCGCTCTTTGTCGTCCAGCCTTGCTGAAGCAAGGGCTCAAGCAGCTCTTGCGGGCTGAAGACGGCAAGCCTGTCGTCAAAGCCATCGGCGACCGACTCTCTGTAACAGCGCGGGGAGCAACCCTCAGCGTTGGCTGTTTCTTCAACCTTACTCTCGGGCGGGGCCGTGTTGGGCTGGTACTGTGCGTTTATCGCCCCGTCCCCATTGTCACCATGGGAGATCAAGACGACTGCCGCGCGCTCGTCGCCCAGTTGAACCAACTTGGTTTTATCCGGTGCTTTGATGAACGTGTCGGCGACTGTCCAGTCTTTAGTGACAACGAAGGTGAAGTGATTCCCCCACGCGTCAAGCGCTTCGTCTTGGGGGATGGAAAGCTCGCGATATGGGAGCGTACCGGACAGAGATGTGCAGTCGCCTGCCGCGCCGTCAGCTTTGGTCGCAGGACAAGGCAGGTGTTTGTTGTCCCGGAGGTAGGCTATCAACGCACTCTTGATAGCCGCCTGCCTGGCGTGTGTGGTGGCGCTTCGAGTGTGCGTCATGAACACGTTGAGTCCGGACAGCAGCAGGCCGGAGACCGCGCTCATGATCACCAATACCACCGCCATTTCTACGAGGGTGAAGCCTTTATTCTTCATCCCTCAATCATAGCGCACTCAGTCCACTACGTTCGTCATCTTGGCGCCCTTCATCATGATGCTGAGGGGGCCAACCCCCGCGGCTTCTTTGATGGACTCGTTCACTGGATTGCTGAACGCGCTCATGATTTGCTCAACCTGCGGTCCGAGCAAACTGGTGGGGCCGTACTTCACAGTGTCCACACCCATTTGGGCAACACCCAGGCCACCGGCTCTCTCAACGCCGTGCGCAACGATCCCCCCGACGCTGTCGTGCTGCCACGTCGGGGTTCCGCCCCCGACTATCTCTTGAAGGATGCCCTTGGCTGAGTCTGCCACCAGCATGACTGGGATGTACCCGGCCAGAAACGTCATCATTGGGTCAGTGTTGCCGTTCTTCACCTCGTGCACGATGCGCTTGAGCAGCACTTCGTGGGTGGCGTACATAAACTGCTTGAGGTGGCCGAACACTGCGTAGTGAGGATCTGACATCCACGTGGGTCTCAGCGCGGCGTTCGGGCGCAGGATTGCTCCATCCACCCAACGCATGACTGCCTTCTGGATCTTCGGATCTTCCACGTTGAGCCTGCCGTCCGCGCCCACCTTCACATCCTCAGCGGTCAGGCCAAGCTCACGCAGGTAGCGCCCGCTGTGCTCGTTGGTCTTCTCGCCGCCGTGACGCTTGATGAAGCCGATGGCAGCCTGGGTAGCCTGTACGCGCATGGCCTTGTTGAACGCCTCCATGCCGTTCCAGCGGAAGAAGTTGTCGTTCCAGTTCCGTGCCCACTGCGGCAAGAACTGCGAGCCGTACATGTTACCCATGGTGCTCATGAAACCGGCGCAATCCACCGTGCCAATCATCTCAGCTATGCGGGTGGCCTCGTCCACGTCGCCGTCTTTCGCTTCACGCAAACCAGTCATGTCGCCCCACTCGCGCACCACGCTTGTCATGCCACGCTTGAATGCGCTGTAGGCGTCTTTCAGCTCGCCGCCACGCACGATGATTCCAAGCGGGTCAATGAGGTTCGAGAACATGGCGTACGCCAGGAGCCGGGTGTTCTGGTACACGATGCTGTAGGCGCTCACCTTGCGGAGCAGCGGGGAGATGTCATGACCCAGTGTGCCTTCCATGGCCATGACAGCGCGGCGTACAGGTTCGAGGTTTTGCAGGCCAGACTGGATCAGCTTCTGCGCCTCCGCCTTGCTGACCTTCAGCACGTCATGCAGGTGATTCTCCCACTCATCAGGTGAGCGAGCGGCTTGCGCAGCCTTCGCGCTGGCATTGTCAACACCGTACTGTTCCCTGGCCAGATTGTCGATCTCGTGGTGCCAAGCCTCAGTCATCTTCGCTTCGAGCTTGGCCCCGTCTCCGCCAAACAGGCGGGCGTACTCGGCACGCTTCGTAGCTTGGTTCACGTAGGTGGTGAGCGTCTGCACCATATCCTTGCGCTGGAAGTCGGAGAAGTGCTTCATGTCGATCCAGTTCAACGTCCGCTGGTTAACCGCCTTCATCATTGGCGTGTAGCCAAGGGCATTGGTCTGCTCACCAAGCTCTGCCTGACCGTCGCTGTTCAGCAGGCGCTGGTGGATTGCCCGCGCCACGTCTTCCGGCGTCACCGCCGAGGTGTCGTTCTTCTGTGCTTTCTCCCAGCTGGCCGTGTACTTGCCGGCGTCACCGTCTGCAGCGCGCTCCTTGTTCGCCTGGGTAGCGATGGCTACCAGCGCGTCACTGTGGTGCTCGATCAGAGCCGCGACAAACTTGTCGCCATCAGCCATCAGCTTCGACGTGTCCCAGCTGCGTGGGAAGTAGTCACGTACCTTCTCGATGGGCGCCCACTGCTTGCTCTCACTGTCGAATCTACGCACGTCAGCCTCACGCAGATATTCGTGCATGTCATCAAGCACCTTGCGTACGCCAGCCTGGATCTTGCCAATCACAGGGTCGGTAGAGCTTTCACCTTTCTGCAGCCCTTCAAGCGCCGCGGCGATGTCAGCCTTTTCAACTGCGTCAGACGCATGCAGCGCAGTGCCCATCTTGTTGAGCCATTGGTTGTTCGCTTGCACCTGCGCTTGCAGGAACCCCTGCCCCTTGTCGGTGCTCCCCGTGCTGTTGCTGAACAGCGTCTGTATTTCTCGCACTGCGGGGTTACTGCTTGCGGCCAGGTTGCTCTCGGCTGTGGCTACAAGTTCAAGCGCCTTGCGCGCAGCGGGCTGCATTCTTTTACCTATGCTGCGCAACGTCTGACCACGGCTGTCAATATCGTTGAGCGTTTCCGCCATGGCGTTTGGCTCAGCCATCTTGCCTTCATGGAACGCTTGCATGATCATTTCTGCACGCTGGTCGTTCGTGAGCATGCCGGTGATCTTGCGCACGAAGTCTGCGACCTTCTGGAACACAGTCTGTGTCTCCGGGCCGAACTTCATCTTGCCAGAAGCCCACAGTTGGTACATGTATGCCAGCCGCTCTTCCGGGTCAGTCTTGATCGCCTCGCGCACAGCGGCGTACTTCTCGTCAGCGAAGAACCGCTCAAGACGCCGCACAGTCAGCGGGCTGTTCGCAGCCTGGAGCAGAGTCTGCGCGACCTTGTCGCGCTTAGCGGCAGTCAACCTGCTGAACAGCTCGTGCATGCTCTCGTGGTGCGCCACGGAGAGCGGGTTCAGGGCTGAGGTGGCTAAGCGGATGATGCCTTGCTGCCACTCACCAGAACCTCCGTGTGGGAAAGACTTCACCCACTCAGTCTGCATCTGCGGGCCGAGGGTCTTGATCACGTAGTCCTGTGCCTCCTTGATTTGCTCAGGCGTGGCGAAGCTCGCAGTAGCGTCACCGGGGACAACACTGCGCTTGATGTTCGCGTCGAAGATGCCGAAGTTGCCGTTGTTGTCGATGGACTTGAGCTGTGTCGGATCGAACACGATGGTGGTCTTGTCCGCAGGTACGAAGACGCCGTCATAACCCTGAGCACGAAGCTCAGCTTGCCGCGCTGCTGCAGATGCCTGATCCTTGAACCCGCTGAACTCTTCAACACTCATCTTGTAGGGTTTTTCCATCCGCACATACAGCGCCATGGAATGCTGCCCATACACCTTGCTGCGCTCTTTGCTCGGGCTAAGGAAGACCCCCAGGCCCGTGCTGGCGTGGTCCGTATTCCGCCCCGCCATGCGCGTGTCGAACTCATCAAACGTGTTGTCGGTGCTGTGATAGAACACAGCTGGCTGACCGTCCTTGGTCTTCATCTTGCTGTCGCCAAACCATGCGGCGAAGCGGGGGTTGTCCATGACGCTCTTGCGCGCTGGCTCGCTGTTGTACTTGCGCTTGGGCTCAGCCTTGTCTGCAGCAGCCTTGTACTCAGCGGAGATGCGCTTGCCTTCTTCCACCAACGCGTCGCGCTTCTGTTGAGCCGCGGCGATAGAGCGCTCAAGCGGCACGTTCTTTCGTGCAGGCGGGGGCGTCAGGTTCATCGCCAGATCCTGCACTGTGTTCAAACCACGCTGCTCAGCATAGCGCTGGGCCTGACCAAAATCCTTGAACACAGCCACGGCATGACCGTCTTCAGTTTCTTCACGCGGAGTAACCGCCGCCCAAACCACGTCGTTGGGGCGGAACTTCTCCAGGTTCTGAATGCTCCCGCCCTGCCCTTCGCGCTTCGCAACCAACTCTTTGAGCCGCTCGTTCGCCTGTTTGTAATCACGGCGCAGTTGTTCAATGCGCCCTTTGCGTTGATCCAGCCGCCCTTCCTTCGGGTGTAGCTCAATGCCCGTCAGCTCGTCGAAAGTGCGCTCGGTCTTGTCCAGCTTGGCTTCCGCCTGGGAGGCCATTTCTTCTGTCTCAGTGATGGTGTGGCCTTGCCCGCCCGCAGTCTTGCGCACCTTGTCGGACGGGATCTCAGCGCCGGCCTTCTCGAACACAGCGAAGCGATCCTGATAAGGGGCGGCAAAGGTCTTGTCACCAAGTTCTTTGGCTCGCGCTTGCGCTGCTTTCTCTGTGCTGTAGATGAAGTGTTCGCCGGTCTTCTGGTCACGAGCAAGGCGGTTTTCTTCGGCACGTGCTTCGTTGATCTCCTTGCTTGTCGCCTTGATGACATCCGAGATACGAACCTTCTCGCCACCCGGCTTCGTGAACAACACGAAGTTCTTGGGCAAGTCGTCGATCTTGTCAGCGATCTGCATGGAGCCGTCAGGCATACGAACGTCCATGCCTTCGAACTGCCCAGTTGCGAGAAGCGACGCAAGACCGGCAGAGAACATGTTCAGCATGTCTTTGCCTCCAGCCTGCTCCGCCGTGCTGCCCTGGAACGCACCTCGTTGTTTAGCCTCCCACATCTTGCTGATGAGCTTCTGCGCGGAGGTGACGAACTCGCCACCATCCTTCTGCTTCAAGAACACACGGCCATGTTCGATGGTCGAAACATCCTTGGTGCCAATTGCCGTGACATCTGACCACGCGCGCTTGTTCGGCTCACCCTTGATAGTTGCAGGACGTTTTAGTTCTGAAGCTCGAATGTCAACTTGATCATGCCCGTCGTCCATGAGTTCCTGAGCACGCAGAACCTTGTACCGGCTGTTCAGTTTGCGGTCCAGTGCGTCATCGCCGATCTGGTCGCGCTCGGCCGCGTGCTCTTTGTAGAGCTTCTGCAGTGCGGCGCCGTCTCCGGTCTGGCGCGCATAGTCAACAATGCCGACAGGCTCAGCATGCACATAGTCTTTCCCTGTGCTCTTGTCATAGCGCGTTGCGTAGCGGCTCGCGTCGAGCCCTGAAGACACCCGCATCATGTGCTCAGGGGTATGCCCCTGCTCCATGTCAAAGGGCATGCCCGCCTTGCTTCCGAAGTGATAGTCGTAGCTCGGCCCGCGCTCCCCAATAGGCGCGTCGTGATCTTCTTCAACCGCGTTGTCGCTCTCTTGAACGCCAGCCTCATCAACCCCCTCACCATAGTGCTTCGCCTTGAGCTGCCCGCGTTCGTGCAAAAGGTCGATCTGCTCCAGCACCTTGGACTTGTTCGGCCCGAACAGGGTGTCGAGATATTTCTCAGCGGCAGGGTCTTTCTTGCCAGAGTCCAGATACCGCCGCACGCTGTCTGCAATGTGGGGGTAGTCCTCTGACGGCACAGCTTCCATCTGCTCAGGCACGAGGTTGTCCCACACCACCTGTGTCGCCCGCTTGTACTTAGGCAAGCGCTCTTCCACCGCCGTCTTCACGTCAGCGAGCTTTGCCGCCAGAGCTTCGTCAACACGCCCTTGTCTGCGCAGCAGGTCAAACGCATGCTCGACCACTGCCGGGGTCTCTGCGCCGAATGCTGCCGTGAGACCGTGCGGCACGGTCACGTTACCGTGTTCGTCCACACCAAAGCCGCCGAGCACATAATCCTTCAGCACAGAGGCTGCCGCCGTGCTCACGTCCGGGCTGAGCTGGCCACCGAAGGCCTTCTCCATGCGCGGTGCCATGAGCTGGGCATAATTCAGATCTTGGATAGTGGGTTCGAGGTTCTTCTTGCTCAAGCCGTCAGCAGCCGCCTTCACCGTCTGCGCGGCAGCTCGCACACCAAGACCGGCCTTGTTCGCCACAGTCTCAGCGTCAAGCCCCTCGGGTATGCTGGGGATCTTCGCACCCAGTTGTTCCGCTGCTTCGCGGATGTTCGCGCCTACACGGCGAGACTTCTCCTGCAGCACCAGAGCGCCGGCAAACGGACGCCATGCTTCCGGGTCGCCTGGGTTGTTCAGCAAGCCCTGTGCTTCAGCCTTGGCCTGCTCACTGGCGGCAGGGTTCGTGAGCGTGCGCTGGGCAATGACCAGCGCCGCGTCCCGGCGCTTGTTGTCGTCACCAGCGGCCCAGTTCAGAACGTCTTGGTCGGAGCCTTTAGCCAACTCAGGCGGGAGCGTTTGCTCGCTCATCAACTGCGCCAGCTCCGGGTGCTCACGGTAGCTGTGCCACGCGTCACCTAGACCCGTTGAGGGAGCGCTCATGGCGGTGTCACTGATCTTCTTACCACCAGCCTGCACTGCGTCAGAACCGAGCTTACCTGTGCCGGCCAGTAGATCCAGGCCCTGAGCCACGGGCGCGTGTATCGCCGCAACCGGGCCTGCGCCGATGCCCCCTTGCAGAGCCGCGTCCACTGACTGAACTGCGTCGAACGCCTTGCTTCCGTCATACTGAATGTTATGCAACTGGCCCACAGCATCTTGCGCAGTCTCGGTAAGGACCTCCTTGCCTACATTCTGGCTGAATTCCTTTGCCGCACCTTTCGCTGCCTGCCTGAGCGACGTTACCGGCACTCGGCCTGTCAAGCGGTTAACCATGCCCGCCTCGGGCAGCACCTCAAGTCCTGCGTTGATCGCACCCACACCAGTGGCGCGTGCGAACTTCTCCGCCGCGCTCATCCCAGCTGCAGCTGGATCTGTGCGCAGTTGCTGAGCCACCTCGCCCCCCTCAGCGGGCAGCATGAGCGCCGCGCCGCCGACGTGCGCGCCCGCCGTGGGGCCAATCGCCCGACCCAAGCCCGCTCTACCGGCAGCAGCAGCGGCCATCGTGGCAGGGATAAACGCAAGCCCTTTGCCTATCGCCCCGAGCGCGTATTGCCCGGCTGTATCCACATCATTGACCTGGCGAATACTCTGCACCTCTGGTGCGACGAACGCAGCACGTTCAGCATCCTGCTGGGCCCCATCCCACCACCCTTGAGCGGTCTCGCCAGCGCCCATGGCGTCGAGCGCTGACGCCACATACGCCTTGACCGAACCCTTCATCCCACGTGCAGCTTGACCGAGGCCGCGAGACAACGGATTGCCGAAGAGCTTCTCCTGCTCAAGCCCTGTCATCGGCTCAGGGCGCGGTTGGGCCTGCAGCCTGTCGTAGGTGCTCGGGGTAGTCTTGAATGCGTTTGGGTTGTTCTGGAGCACGTCGTATAAGGGCATTCTCAGTTCTCCTGGCGGCGCTTGGCAGCCTCAGCGGCTTCCTTCGCAAAACGACTTTGAACTTCGCGGTTTGGCGCACTGAAGATATCCGTCAGCGTGCCTCCACCATGAACGTCCGACGCGAGCTTGTAGCGACCATCGGCGGTCCTGACAAACACACCGCCCAGCGCTTGCTCACTCGTTGGTTGAGTTGCGTCCATGGCGTTGGTCGTAGCAGCAGTGCTACCACCAAGAGCCTTCTGTAGTAACTGGCTACCAATACCAGGGCTCGGGTTGTACGCAGCGGACTGTGACGCAAGCAGGATCTTCTCGAACGTGCTTGGGTCGAGTTGGCGCTTGTCAACCCCGGCCTGATCCAAGTACGCGTTCAGAGCGGTCTCGAACTTCTGACGGTTCGGATTGGCCTTGCCGTCCTTGTCAAACGCCGGACCGAACGTGTCTTCGATGCGCTTCTCATAGCGCTTCTCGGTATCTTCCGCTCGGTCATATTCCAATTTATTGCGGGCGAGCCCCCGCTCGTGTTGGCGTTGAGCCTGCTGAGCGTAGATGTCGGCAGCTTTACTCAGACCCTGCATTTTCAACTGATCACCTGCGCGCGCATTAAGGTCACCCGCAGCTTCAGCTTGCAGCTGGAGAGCGTCCTGATTCTTTGCGCGCCTCATACCTGCCGCCCACTCTGCCGCAGCCGGTTGTTGAGCGGCTATCTTGGCCAGCGTACCGAGACCGGTGGCGTCCCCTGCAACCATGGATGTGTCAAGTGCTGGCGGCTCACGAAAACTGGAAGCGGCATTCGGAGCAGCTCGAACCGCAGGTGCGGTGGACCGGGCGTTGCTCAGCTGATCTACAAGGCGGGAGAACTTGTCTTCAGGTGCAGACTGGTTAGCTGTAGTCACGGGTTGATTAGGGGTGGCTGAAGTACCTGGCGCTACAGGCGGTTGAGGTACGGGTGTCGCAGCTGGCTGAGCTACAACAGGTGGCTGGTCAGTCAGAGAAGGATTGATTTGTACACCGTCGCCGTAGTGGCCGCGAACTTTCTGGGCAAGGCCGCGCGCCAGACCCGTATCCGCCCCAACCACCCCAGCTGCTCCGTCGACGAACTTAGAAACACCAGACGCTGAGTCGAGCACGGCCTCTTTAGCACCCTTGACCAGACTGCGGCCTGCACCAGTAAAGTCGCCCGAACCGAGGGACTTAAACGTTCCAGCCGCAGACGAGTCCACGCCAGGTTCGTTGAGCTTGTAGTCGTTAAACCCAAGCAGAGGCGAAGCTACCGCAGCTTTCTGAACCAAAGGAGCCGCCACTCGGGTGGCTTTACCTAGCAGCCTCCCCGCCCGCCCCGCCAAACCACCCTCAGCGGCCGAAGCCTCTACCGCTGGTGTAACGGGCGTAGCCGCTGCTTTGTTCGACACCCACTGAGCGCCTTGGCCCACGCCCCTACGAGCAGCACCCATTGCTTCATCCAGAAGTCCCATGATTATTCTCCGTTATGCCGACTGTATTTCAGCCACGAGACCGCTGGCAGCGGTCCTGATTGCAGCCATGTTCTGAGACAGGATGCCTAGCCCACTCGAAGCGGCCGTAGCTGCTATCTGAGAGCGTGCGTTGAGAATCTGCGACTGCCCAAGCATTTCACTTGATGCAATCTGAGCTCGATGTGCCATGACCGTGGAGTTCGACTGCTGCGCCTGCACCTTCTCAGCCACCGCTTTCACCTGCGCTTCCACTTGGACGCTGTACTTCTTCAACCGAGACTCATAGATACCCAACGCCGCCTGGATGTCTGCTTGATACCGGGCCACATCCGCCCCGTACATCTGAATTCGCGCTCTGTACTGTTCGAGCGGGATTTGCGCTGCAGCGACTTGGGCACGAACCTGCGTCTCCTTCGCTGCCACACCAGACTGATAAGCCTGCACCTTCGTGGCATATGCTCTGACCGAGGTCTCATACACCCCCAGTTTTGTGGCTTCACCGCGAATGCGAGCCTCGTACATTCCAAACTCCGACGCCTTGGCGCTCACCTGAGCTTGATATGCCTCGACGCGGGTGCGGAACAGGTCCAGCTTGGACCGCTCGACCTCCGTGAAGACCTTCGCCGCCTCCATCTGTGTGCGATACAGCTCGACGCGCGACTTCACGCCTTCAAGTTGCGCGTTGTACAGCGACACATACATCTGCTGGGCCTCAACGGACAGTCGGGCGCCTTCCACCTTGGACTTGTACACATCTAGGTGAGCCAGCGCTCCGCGGAGCTGAGTCTCGTACACTTGAGCCGCTCCACGGAACGCCTCCAGTCTCGCGTTGAACCGCGATAGTTTTGCGTTGAACAACTGGACCCCAAAATCGGCGAGGTACCTAGCCGCATTCAGCGCACGCTCCTGAACAAAACCAAAGTATTGGATAAGCATCGCTTCGACTTGACGAACCTCTTGCAACGTGAACTTGCGATTCTCCACATACATGTCGGCGCGTTTCAGCGCGATGTCACGTGACAGACTCGATGTCTTCTCAAGAGCGGCTGTTTGAATTCGGCTGATCGTTGCATTGAGAGCGCCTGGCGGCAGCATCATTCCGCGAGCAGCCGCTTGGCGTGCCGCCTCCTGGATCTGTGTCTCGGCGTTCAGTAGCTCGCGAGCACGCACGCGGTCCCAGAGAGCTTCCTCATCGGCCGCCTCAATGCCGTACCCGCCATTCACCAAGTCAGCAATGAGCTTCTGCTTCGCCGCATCGAGCAGGTCAGACTGGTATTGGTCCTCACTGAACTCGAACCGGGAGGTAGGTTCGAGCATGTCATCGACTGGGGCGGCTGTACTGAATGTCGGCACGTTTATCGCGGGGGCCTCTGGCAGCGCCAATGCTTGAATGGTCGGCACAGCCGGGAGCGTTATCTGGGGCGCGGCAGGTAAGACGGCCGAGTTCAGCTCAGGTGCATTTCCGGGGGCAGCCGGCAGGGTTGCATTGGGGGCAGCCGGCAGGGTCAACACAGGTTCAGCCAGTGTCATTTCGGGAATAGACCCGAATTCAGGAATGGCTATTTGTGCAAGAGCGGCGTCGGACGGGCGCTGTGCGGCGTTGTCGGGGAACAAAGGTTCGACGGGTGTATTGGCCGCAGCAGCGGTGATAGCGTTCGCTACTGACGGGTCAACCAGATCCACTCCACCCTCACTGGTGTAGCTCCCCCAATTAGACGCCGGCTTCACCATATCCGCGATAGCACGCAAATCCGCGAGGAAATTGTTTGCGTTATCCACCATCGCGCTGGACGCGTAGTCCGCAGAATTCTTCAGGTCTGATACGGTTACAGAATTTGCCATTTACACTCTCCGTGCCGTCGGCGCGAAGGCCACGGTGTAGTTGTCGAAATCAAAGTCCTTCGTGCCTTCCAGCTCGAACTGCCAATACACCCCGCGCAGACCTTTACCGAGCAGCGCGCGCCGCTGGCGCAAGGCCGTTACATCTTGCGGGCTCAGCGTGTAGGCGTACTGCGGGCCTTCATCCACAGACACGCGCAGAGTGATGTCACCTGCGCTGTGTAGGTTCATGTAAAAGTCGCTCGCTCGTTTCTGCTGCGGAATCTTGAACGACATAAAACCGGTCGTCATTTTGAAAGGGACGCTGTCCTGCTGTACATCCAGCTTGTATAGGCCATCAGCCGCTGCTCCGTAGTATTCCCCGTCGATCTCACAGAAGCTGTTGAACGGATAGTTCGAGAACGTTGTGCTTGCAGCACTCAAGGTGTTCGTGACAAACGTCAGGATCAAACCCGCCGTGTACTCAGCCGTCAGCCGCGCAGACACTTTCGGCAAGCTCACCGTCATGGAGCCCGTGACCGTCTGGGCCGCACCGAGGGAAGCCGTCATGCTCGGCAAGGAGCCAGAGAGCGTAGCCTGCACGCCGACGGTTGCCGAACTCGACATCGCCAGTGAGGCCAGCTCAGCTGAGATCGCGCCTATGACACCTGACAGGCCAGATACAGAACCCGTGAGGTTCGGCAGCTTGGCCGCAATCGCGCCGCCCCCACCGACCTGCCCGGACACCTGAGTCGTCAGCCTGGGGGTCTGTGCTGCGACACTGCCAATGATCCCGGCTGTACCGCTGATCGTCGCTGTCATACTCGGCAGCTCTGCGGACAAGGCAAACGACCCACCTGCCACGTTTGCTGTCAGGTTTGGCAGCTTCGCCGCAACACTTGCCACAGAGCCCGTGAGCGAGCTTATATCCGCAGTGAGTCTCGGCAGCTCTGCGGACACCTCAGCAGAGATGACAGTGATCGTCTCTGCGTCGAGCGAAGCGTTCAACCGAGGTAGAGTGACTGCTACCGAGCCCGTATTCGCACCAATACCAGCTGTCCCACTGAACTGCATACCGCCGGTTCCGTGCTCGGCAGTGATAAACCTAGCCGCGCCGCCGAAAGCAATCCCACCTGTGGGTAAAAACTCCCTCCAAGTTGACACCGAGGTGGCCGCTCCAGAGAACGCCATCCCGCCAAGTGGGAAAATCTCATATACGGACAGCTGCGTTGATGATACTTGCGCCGTGCCGCTAAACAACGCCCCACCAGAGGCCGTCAAACTATATGACGTTATGTCATAGCTGGTAACGGAGTTCAAGGTGAACTGCTTGGACGCAGTTCCACTGAACAAAGCCCCGCCAGAGGCTGTAAACTGAAAGTTAAGCGGAGGTTCCCCAATTGAAAGGCACGGGGTTACCCCAAAACCCACTATTTCACGAGAATACTCACCGGAAACAGGTTTTGGGGTAACGGTAGTGCCCGTGCTGACAGCAGTGTATTCACCACTACCAGTTAGAGGCGGTACCCCGAAGCCCGTTATTGCACGAGCATACTCCCCAGAGTCAAGGATCGGGGTGTTTGCCATGTTACGGGAACGTCAACGATGCGCCGGTCAAATTCACTGGCGTGGCGGTTACAAACGAAGTTGTTGCAACAATGAAGTCAGCGCCCGTTGTCCCCACAGAGCCGTCGATGGTATAAGTGCCTCTCGTCCATCGCGCCCATGTAGCCGTACCTGTGGCCACAGGGGTACACGACTTGGCTGCAGCCAACACCGCTACGCCGGTTGCAGCTGACGAATAATCCGCAACGGCGAACGTTAGGCTACCTAGCGCGGTTTGCGTAGTGACAGCTGTGTCAGCATTGGCGGGCTGCGTGCCAGAATAGAACGTCATCGTGCCAGACGAAGCCATTGCGGGAACCGCTGTCGCTGTGCCTGTAATGATTTGGAGCCATGCATTGACAAGCGCTTGATTCATAAATAGCGTTCCGCCGTTTCCGGTCGGCAGCTTTATGACGCACGAACAAGGTACGGGTGTAGAGGCCGTGAACGACGTGCTCTGCACAATGAAGTTACCCCCACCACCTGCAGCACTTACAGTGCCTGTGGCAACAAGGTATGACGTACTCGCATTGCCGTACCAAGTCATCAGCGAGGCTGCCCCGCTAACGTTTGGGGTGATAGACGCAGTAGACATGACGCTTGTGCCCGCCACTGGGTAGGCGAATGACACCGCTGTACCGTACGCGTTAGTGAACAAATTCACCGCAGCGTTTGTAGTGATCTGGATGTAAGTTCCGAGGGCATAGCTGCCCATTATGGCTTTACCCGTTAGGGTGTCCAGATAATTGTTCTTGGCGTTGTTGCTGAACACAAGCGCTGACATGGCTTACACCTTGCTGCCAGTGAACACCGGCGTGATGATGATCTGGTCCCCGGTGTACTGGATGATCTTGCCGCTGCTGAAAGGCTCGCTCCAGAGCAACACGCCCGTCGTTGCATCCACTACAAAGTAGCCATAGACCGTCACCGCCGTGCCCGCCGTGAACGTCCATGTCTGTGCCGCGTACGAAGCCTGCGCAAGCCCGCCGTTCTGAGCAATGGACCAGCTACCTTTGGTGAGCGTCTTCGCTGCGTAACCAAGCGTCGACATCTCCGTATAGGTCGCTGCGGTGTCAGTGTCAGCCGCAGTGACGTTGTTCACATAGAGCTTGAGCAGCTGGTTGCCGGGTGTCGAGAATCCGAGAGCGAACTCAACGAGCTTGTTCTCGCCGACTGAAGGAATGAAGAGAGGCATGATTACTCCTTATACCGTCGGCAAGCTGAATTCAGCTGCCGATAGCAAGAAGGGGGCGCCGAGCGTCACCGTGAGAGACCCCAAGTCCATATCCGCCCCGCTGGTGGCAATTGAACCGTCCGCCCGTGCGAGAGTGGTCGTGGCGGCAGTGCCCGCCTCCGTGGTCTGGCGAATTCGGAACCATCCGGCAGTACCTGTCGCCAAGCCAGTACCACTCCAGGTTTCGCTGGTTTTCTTGGGGATCATGCCTGCTGTGGCGGTAGTCTCGAAGTGAATCCCTGTTCCCGCGCCAGACAGCGAAACGGTGACAAGTAGTGTGCCGCTCGCTGCAGTGTCAGGGTTGGCTGGCTGAGTGCCCGAGTAGATGTCAATCAAGAAACCCGAAGCGCCTTCCAGCGCTGCCTTGAACGATGACGACGCCATCATGGCGTTGGTAAGACCTGTAGATAGACGAAATGCCATGATCTGCTCCTTATGCAAACAGGCTGGTTATGAACTGAGGCGTGCCGCCCCGAATCTTGAAAAGACTTGCACCACCTACAGAAGCCGGGAGCTGATATCTACCGCCCGTCACATCCTTGAACTGACCGCCGCTCGCACCCATACAAACCCCGCGTTCCGAAGCCCACAACCAGACCGGGGCTTGGGTTGACCCGTCGCTAAAGTAATGCGCCGGTATCTCCTGCTCCGTCCCAAGCACCGCCCCGTAAGGAGCCACTTCTACCCGCTCAAAAACATCCGGGTCTGAGCCTGACAAGAAGACCGTTTCACTCTCTGTGCCGACAAAGAGACCGTCAGAGACTGGGGCAAAAACACGCACTGGGGACGAAAAACCGATATACCCCCCAACCCGGTCGAACAGCTCATACTCGTATGGCTGACTGTACCATAAGTAGTGGTTTCTAGCCACATACAGGCGCCCCTTGTAGTAGCCAAGAACCTGACCAGGAGGGGGGCCGGACATGTACTGCGTGCGGACCGGAAGCGTGAGATCCGGCAATTCAGATAGTGTCAGAGTGGCTGTGGCGGCAGGCGCCGTAGCGGCGAGCATCGGCACCTCGCCGTCCCACTGGGAGACATACACCCGGCACGACGTGACCGAGGGGCTAACTGGCGTCGACAGGGTCAGGGTTAGCCCTTGGTTTTCCCCTACTAGCACCCGTTGGACACTGCTTGCCCCCGACTCAACCCCATCAGCGCGCAGATTCGTGACACACACCAGGTAAGCACCTGGGCGAAATGCACCGCCCGTGAGGTTTATTGAGGGGGACTGAGGGAGTTCTACGCCAGCCGGGTGGTTTGTGGCCCCGCGAAGAACTCCGCTGGCTACGCCGTCAGTCCAGAAGACGGCGTCAGCGATCCTCTGATAAGCCACCCGTCGACCTACCACGGGCACAATCGGAGTGACACCTGCGCCGCTGAACCGACTGAGCACGCCGTCCTTAACCACGTAGCTGTCTTGCACGTCACTCCACAGGCTGTGGAACATGCCAGTGGCTTGGCGTGAAACACCCAAGCGCCTGTATGCCTTGCCCGTCTCATCAAGCTCGATGTTGTCCGCAGTGAGCAGATCGCCAGGAGAGAAACGATCTGGCGGGAGGTCGTTTCGGACGCCTGACTGTGCCCGGATCTCAATGATGTTCATAGTGTCGCCGCCAGCCTGAATAGGTTGTCGATATCTTCCTGCGTCTTGCCGAGGGCGCTTGCCATCGAGTTCATAACCGGATTCGCACGCTCAAAACTTGTCGACTCGAAGTACCAGTCCTTAGTGTCTTGATCTGCAGCTGCAATAGCCGCTTCAACAGCTACACGTAGGCCGATCCGGGTGAGTCCTTGTTTGAACTGGCGACGGGTGACGCTTGTAATTGGGGTGGGTGGTGGCGGAAGCGGAGGCAAAAACGATCCGTCAATGTGGCGCCACCCAATCTTGTCTTGAGAGTCAATGGGGATGTATCCCGCAGGCGCGATGCCTGCTGTCTCTAAAGTAGTCTGAATCACGCCGTCGTGGTTGGGGTATCCGTATAGCATCAGAAGAACTCCACAATAGTGAAATGGCCGATTAGTCCGTACGGGGTTTGCTGTTTCGCTCGGTTATAGACGCGCAGATTTGTGCTAGATGTGAGCGCACCTTTCAACATAAACCCCTGAACGTCGGAGGAAAGCGAGGACGTCCCGGCTTGGTAGCCGCGAAACTCAAGAATCGTCTTGCTGAGATCGACGGGGGTGATCGCAGTATCCAAATACATCCCTTGATTACTGCCTGACAGAGTTACCGCGACTTGCTGAATAGACTTAATCGGAGCCGCGTATTCAACCAATTCCCATGTTGCCGAGGCTGCCGAATTAAGCGTTCCGCCAAACGCGTTGCGCATTGACACCGTAGTTGCGTTTGTAAGTTCCACTCTAGTGCTGACATACGCGCTCGACCATAGCCCCGGGGTGGTATCCATCAATTTAATGACGGAGCGCGTCGTATCTACCGCAGTCACTGTTGCTGTTGCAGGGTAGGCTGTACTTGAAATCGTTCCGCGCTGAACGCTCTTGATTGCAGCGCCGCCCCCTAGGAATGTAGATGCGTTGCTCATGACAGTCTCCAGTCATCAGACGCAGATAGATACTCAAACAGGAACTTTCGGTTCGCGATATCTAGCGTCATGTCCTGCGCCAGCCCCATGATCGTCTTCCCATTGCGCCCAACAACCGTAGT